GCCATACTCGCGTTATCTCCCTGACTGGTCATGGTGGCCAGGGCCGCACCCACATCAGTGAGCGAGATGCCAAAGTGGGCCGCCGCCGGCAGCACGTTGGAAACCGCGCCCGAGAGTTGCGCAAGGGTCATCACGCCGCGCGAGGTGGTGGCAATCAGGGTATTCATGGCCGTGGCGGCACTCATATGCTGCGCCGCGTAGGCATTCATGGTAAAGACCTCGACTTTGGCGACGCCGTTCAAATCAGCATTTTCGGCCTTCGCCCCCATAGCCGCCACACGCAGTGCTTCGAGTCCAGCCGCCCCGTGATAGCCACCGCTCGCGATGTAGTACATGGCATTGCTGAGTAGTTGGGCACCCGTGCCCACCTGACCGGCCATGGTGAGCATGCCGTCGCCGACCATTTGCAGGTTGGAATGCAGTTCCCCAGCAGTCGTAAAGAGTTTCGTGATACTCTGCTGGAAATCCCCTGCCGCTTTGACCGCCTTGACGCCCAGCCAGACCGCGACGGCAGTGGCCGCCACCGCCACGATAGCCGCAAGCCCCAGGAAGACAGACCCCATGCCGACGACGCCCTGCTTGATGGCGTCCATACCAACGGTGCCGGCGGTGCCCATGTTTTGCATGCCAAAGGCAAGGTTGCCGACGCTGTTTTTGAAGACGTTCAGGAGTCCCGTGGCGGTGGCCATACCGGCCTGAAGACCGGCCATTTCCGCACCAAATTTAACTACAATCTCACCGACGGTCGTGGCTTGTCCCCTCCTTTCCTTACTTCTGCTCGCCTACGAGGGACTGCAGACGTTCATTTTCCAGTTCATCACGCCGCTCTAAGTAGAGAAGCCATCGCACCATATTGGCGCCTGATTTGAGGCGGGAGTAGAGTTCGCCCCGCGTGGCGCACCCGAAGAGTTCCATCAACTGAAACTCGCGGTACGCTTCGGGCTGCTCACTCATTTTTTTTTCATGGCATCAAGGGCCTTCTCAGAGAGACCAGAGATATCGGCGGCTCGCATGGCAATGCGTTCAGTCGCGGCACCCATTTTTCCGTTCAACATGCCTCGGTCGGCATTCTTAAAGAGGAGTCGCTTGGTGGTGGGATGCCGTGTTGAGAGAATGACGAGGTCGGCATACATCCTGGTGAAGTCGATGTTATCGGCGCCGTTGCGGTTCATGGCCTTGATAAACTGTGTGCGCTCAAAGGAGGTGAGTGAGCGAATGAGCACCGTGACAATCTTTGGTTTGCCGTCTTTACCGGGTACCTTCCACTCAGGGATAGGCAGCAATTCTTCCACCACGTCGTCAATGTTGGAGATAATCGCACGCAGTTCGTCTTCATCCGCCGTTTCCAGGTATTCAGGCTCCTCGCTACGCGCCGCCCCGTTGGTATGTGGCTCCTCATTGGTTATATCAAGCGTGTCCGTCGCGGCATCCTCTTCGGCATCCTCTTCGGCTTCCTGGTCGTAGAGTGTTGGTTCCTCACCCGCCTGTAGCGCCCGGAGGCGCTTCTTCTCTGGTCGCAATTCGTGCCTTCTTTCTATCAAGTTGAACGTAAGTAAAAGCCACCATAGAGGTCAAAGCTCATGGTTTGCATCAACACATCCTTGGAGTCGGCTTTCGGGTCAACGCCAGTCACAATGCCTAACGCGTCCCAGCGCACATTGTTCGTCTTGTCCACATAGAGCTGCATGCCGACAACGTTGCCCAACTCAAGGAAGATGCGCCCATCTGTGCGCACACTGTCAATCTTGCCTGAGCCTTCTTTCGTCGTGGCCAGTTTACGCGCATAGTTGCCGGTTGCCTGAAAGGACGTGGTATCTTTGGTGTTCGCCTTGAGTGTGAGTGACCAATCGGTGGCATCGTCGAGTTGGGTCAGGTTGAAGTAGTAGCCCGATGAGATGCGCGTGAAGTTGTTGGTCGAGACCACGCGGGCCGTGTTAAAGACAATCACCCCACCGGCATATTGGAAGGTGTAGTCAGTGACCGTCACCCAGCCGGTTGAGCCGTTGGGCGAGTTCTGTACCACGATGGGTTGCTGCCAGTCCCACGATTTGTGCGTAGCGGCGGTATAGGTGATGTGGTCGCCACTATCGTTCGCCGTCTCATTCGTGGTGTTGATGGACGGGGTAGCGGCCATCCACACGTCGGCGCCAACCCCTGCCAAGGGAGTACCCAATGTTTCCTCCTTCCAAGCAAGGCGCTATACTATTTCTTAATAGTTATACTATTTATCAAGCGAACGCCAAAACTCCTGTGCCCTCGAACGAAAACGTCACCTGGTTCACGTCTTTGGCGTCGGACTTGGGGTCAATGCCGGTGAGGATGCCGGAGCCTGTCCACTTGTGGGTACCGGCGGCGTCCGTATCCATTTCCAGAGCAAAGGTGTTGCCCAGGCCATTAATGAGAGCCACCTGTCCATTCGTATCGGTCGCATCAAGCGGGCCGTCTATCTTGACACTCCACTCTTTGGTAGTGGCCGTCTTGGTCGCATACCCACTCGCCGATTGGAAGGCGGTGGTCTCCTTGATATTGGCCTTGGCCGTCACCGTCCAGGTATTCATCCAGGCGATGGCATTGGCCCCAGTTTTGACATTGGCGGAAACGCCAGCTAGCGGAACGCCCAATTTCTTTCTCCTTTACAGTTCGTAGGCCCTCGTGCGGAAACGCACCGGCATATGCCGGACGTTGTAGGCCGTTTCGTGGAGGATGGTACTCCAGTCATAGTTGATGGAGGCTACCCCGTAGTCGGCAAGCGTCAGTGGCGGGTTGGAGGGCGTGGTCTGCAAGAGCCGCCTGACTTCGGCCAGTATTTGGTAGCACTCGTCGTCAGAGCCCGCTTGCGAGAAGATGTCGAGCAAAAACATGCCGTCATTGTTCATCTTGCCAAACGTCGGCCCAACGCCGTCCACATGCTGCCCATAGGTGATGTAGGGAAACGACTGCCCTTCCGGCGCAATGTCAAACACACCAGTGATGATAGCCATGAGCGTCGTATCGCCTGTGAGCTTTGTCTGTACCGCTACTTGCAACTCGTACATGAAGACTGGCCGTGTCGCTGGCATCGTTGTCTACTCCTTACCCCCCGTAAATGGCATTTAATCGTTTAATCAGGCTCTTTTCACCAACGGCGTAGCCAGGCGTCATAAAATCACGGCCTGCGACCCAAGACCCGCTACGGGTGTGATGCCCAAAACATACCCACTCGGCGTACGGCGCCCTATTACGCAACTCGCCCCAAATGAGGGTTGCCCCGATGCTTCCCGTAAACCAGACCTCTTGTTGACTCTTGAGGAATCCCGTATCCACAGGGATGAGCGGCAGTGACGCATCACGGGCGTCGTTGGTCGCGTCGGAAACGGCTTGCACCACCTTTGCCTCTGTTTTCAGCTCAAGGCCCTTCAATTCACCTATCATCTCTTCGAGCCCCACCAGTTCAAGTGTAATGCCTGCCATGTGTTACTCCCGCGGCGTGAACAGGACATCGAACTCCTGTCCGATTGTAGCGTTGAAGAAAACCGCCGCCGCCTCTGGATTGATAACAAGCATCTCCAGATGAGCGGAAGGTGTCGCACTTCCAAACGGCTCACCTTGCACACCATTCAGGTGAATGTAAGCTGCCTCAACGCTTTTGGCTTCCTGCTCTCCTTGCGGCTTATAAAAGCCACGAGAGCGGTTGACCTGATCCAAACGAAACCGTGCATGTATCTGCATATGTTCTCCTTCTATCCGCTCATACTGGCCCGTCGCACCAGGACACGACGACAGACTTCGTAACTCTCAGGTGCAAACAGGTCAATCACGTGATAGGTAATTGTGCCTACCTTGATGCGATCAGAACCAAGCACATCCGTCCCTTTGGGGAGCAGGATAACCTTGGGCATAAAGCCCACCTCCTGCCCTGCGATGAGTTGCTCGTGCGGGGTACCGGTATTCAGCACTACGCACGGCACGGCGGCATGAGCGGTAGGATAGGTGATAGTAAACCCACCGGACGACGTCGGCACCCGTGTCTCACGCAAGATGTCACACGAGTCCTTGAGCACTTTCGTCGTGGCCCAGTTGGCAATCCTCGTGATGGCGGTGTCACTGATAACTGGCATTAGCCCATCCCTCCTGTCGCCTGACTTGGCTCTAAGAAGTCAAGGGTAAAGCGTCCACTGGTGAACGTCTCAACTGGACTGAGCCCTAATCCATCGAGTCGCTTCTCTGCCGCGTCACGCAGCAACTGCACCTGCTTGAAGGTTTGCGACTGCGTAGCGGAAACCGAGCCAGACACACTCACATCAGTACGCAGCGCAAAAACGCGCAGGAAACGCGTAAGCACAAAGAAGTCCATCAGGGCGAGATAGCCAATAACCTGACTATCAGGCACATCGGTCGTGCCCAGTTGGCTCTCTGGATACTCCAACCCTCGCAGGCTCTGGTCAATAGCCGTGTTATAGGCTTGCAAGAGTGGTGTGGTGTCCAACCCTGCCTCTAGCGCGATATCGGCATATTCGTTTTGCACGTAGGCCAGTGCTGCTGTACGGTTCATGACGACTTCCCGCCTTTCAGTTCGTCCTGCCAGTTTTGTGGCAGTGCCCCAACCCAGCCAAACTGCTTGGCTTTCCGAATAATGCACGCCTTGATTTGCGCTCGTTCGGCGTCATCGGCAGCTCGTCCCAGGCTGGAAACGGCGTTGGGAATGTCAGCACGGGTAAGCACCGGAAACGAGCGCCCACGCCCGCAAAAGGCACTTGAGGGCAGCTTATCGCGTTGCTTTTGGGTGAGGTCGCCTGCTGCCATGTGCTATGCTCCCTCCGCCGCTAATTCTTCCGCTGTGAGCAGCGTTCCGTCTTCATGGACACGTTGTCCCTCAGCATTGACGCGCTTGCCGTTCACGATGAATGAGCCGCCCTCATCCGGTTTCTGTACAGGCTGCGGCGGTATAACCGCTGGTTGTGCAGGTGCAGGTGC